GCAACGGAATTTGATCGTTGAAGAATTTAAAGAATTTTTAGAAGCAGAGGGAATGCTTTTTAGAGAAAGCCTTGTTCTGCATGAGGATGCTATTAAAGAACTCAGTGATCTCGTATATGTCTGCTACCAATACGCAGCAAATATGGGATGGGATTTAGACGAAGCTCTACGTCGAGTCCATAGAAGTAATATGTCAAAACTAGATGAGGATGGAAAGCCTACATATAGAGCTGACGGCAAAGTATTAAAGAGCAAAAACTACAAACCACCTACATTAACTGATCTCGTCTAATGACAAATTTAATATCTAGAACTGGAAGAGTTCAGAACTGGATAGATAATCCAGATTCACGTCTACCCGTATCATGCACAGTTTTTGTCTGTGAAGACTCAATCGAGGGACCAAATGGCATCGAAGCATCCTGGAGATTTGTATCACATGCTCTCAGAAATGGAGCAGGTGTCGCAGTCCACTTGTCGAAACTTAGACCCAAAGGAACTGAAAGCATTAAAGGAAATGACAAACTTGTTGCGTCAGGACCAGTCTCCTTCGGAAGAATCTACTCAACCTTAAATGAAATTCTCAGACGTGGAGGGACGTACCGCAATGGCGCGTGCGTTCTTCATTTGGACTTGGATCATCCTGACATTATTGACTTTATTACTACTCCTAGATCCGAACTCCCATGGGTTAAAAGGTGTGTCAACATTAATGATGAAAAATGGAAAAACGCTAATCAGACAACCAAAGATGCGGTGATATATGGCATCAGATCAGGTGACATATGGTTAAACAAAACTAAGTACGATAAAAATGGAAAAAGAATCAGAGGCAACGTATGCCTTGAGGTTTACCTGCCATCACGAGGAACTTGCCTCCTCCAACACGTTAATCTCGGTTCCTGTTCAATCGCCGACGTGTCAAAGGGTTTTGTTGAGGGTATGCGAAGTTTGTGCAACCTCCATAGCAAAACAGGCATTGGAAGTTCTGGAGAATATCTCCCCTCGGAGACCGACAGGCAGGTTGGACTTGGATGCCTTGGGTTAGCAAATTTACTAAGGCAAAACAATATCACCTACAAACAGTTTGGTGATGCACTACAAGCAGTAAATGATGGCATACCTGGATTAGGTACAGCTGGTCTATTAGCTGCAGAATTTTATAAAGGCATTCAGGGTGCGGCTGAAGTTGCCAGAGAATTTAATATGGAGAGAGCATTTGCTATAGCTCCAACCGCAAGCTGTTCATATCGCAGTAAAGACAGAGAAGGCTTTACTTGCACACCAGAGATCGCACCTCCTATAGCTCGGAGTGTTGATCGTGACTCTGGTACATTTGGTGTACAGACATATGAATATGGTGATGTAGAAATTGCCTCAGAAGTTGGTTGGGATGCTTATAAGAAAGTAGCTGATCAATTGATGTATATGTTTAACCATACAGGGCTTCTTCACGGATACAGCTTTAACTCTTGGAGTGATGTTGTAACCTACGACGAACAGTTCGTTGAAGAGTGGCTAGATAGTCCCCAAACTTCACTTTATTATTCACTGCAAGTGATGGGAGACACACAAGATAAGACAGATGCATATGCTGCTTTAGACGAAGATGAAGTCCAAGATTACTTGCAAGGGATTCTAAACAACGAACCCCAATGCGATTGTCAAGAATGAACCCATATGAAAAGTTACTCAATAGAAAGAGAACATGGACACCCGTCCAAACAACAGCTGGGAAGCTTAAATCTGGAGCTGAAGAGACCATCTACCGTTGTCTCTCAATACGCAATATGGAGCTACCAGTTGGCGAGTTTATTGCAGAATCACTTAAGAAAGAGATTCCCGAATCTGCACGGACTCTTTTAGAGTCAAACGTCAAGGATGAGGTCAAACATGACCTCGCTCTTAGCTACATAACCAACGCTATAGGCGTTGATGAGAAGGCAGAGAAAGAAGCCTTCTTACTTAGGGATGCGTGGGAAGCGCACCCTGACCACATGATTACCAAAGCCTTAGTTATAGAACGTGCTATCTTCTTTGTACTTTTGCCTTTTTTTAGGTTTAATGGCGATGCTGGTCTCAGAACGGTATCAGCTGATATTTCCAGAGACGAACAAATACACGTTGCCACTAACTCTCTCGTATGTGCTGATATGGGTTTACGTCCTAGTGCTTCTCTGGACAAACTTAGGAAAGCCACCATTAACTGGATCATGGAGCCACTAGGTAAGAATACCTATGGCGATAAATATTTAAGCAAAAAATTTTGGCTCGATTCTAGCGATAACTTGATGTATAACGGCAAAGCTCCCGAGCTTTCTGCCACCAAGGCAGCTAGAATGCCAGCCTTTTTCGAACATGCAAACACAAATCTCCCTCAATACTCTTAAGCTTCACAACCAAAGGTTAGATGAGTTACTAGATAAACTTGAATCTAATTTTGGTTGGAAGCCAATCCATCCAAAGGAAGATATCAACACAATAATGTATAGAGCTGGTCAAGCCAGTGTCATTGAATATATCAAATCAATTATGGATGATGAAATCTAATGTGTCTATTTAAAACACCAAGCGCTCCACCACCTCCACCACCATTAGCTCCACCACCAGCACCACCAGCACCACCAGCTCCTCCTTTACCTACACCTGAACCACTAACTACAGATGTAAATCCACAAGTAAAGAGAGCACGTAGTAAAAAGGATAAGAATGCAATGACTCAAGGTACTGGTGCTTTACGGATACCGTTAAACGACAGACTTAATACCGGAAGTTCAACTCCATCTGGAGGATTGAACGTATGAACGCACGTGAGAAATATAACTCTTTAACTAGTGGTAGGAGACAGTTCTTAGATACCGCAGTTGATTGTTCTAAACTCACGTTACCTTATTTAATCGACGACGATTTATCTACTAAACCTAGTCAGAAGAATCTAAAGACACCTTGGCAATCAGTAGGTAGTAAAGCGGTGGTTACATTGGCAGCAAAGTTAATGCTTGCATTGCTACCACCACAAACTACATTCTTTAAGCTACAGGTAAGAGATGACAAACTAGGTGAAGAGATACCACCAGAAATTAGAAGTGAACTAGATCTTTCCTTCAGTAAGATGGAGAGAATGGTGATGGATTACATAGCTGCATCGAGTGATCGAGTAGTTGTACACCAAGCACTTAAACATCTAATTGTAGGTGGTAACTCACTAGTATTTATGGGTAAGGATGGTCTTAAGAACTTCCCACTCAATAGATATTGTGTCAACAGAGATGGTAATGGTAACGTCTTAGAGATAGTTACAAAAGAATTAATCAGTAAGAAGATACTTGGTATTGAGCTGCCAAGATCACAACCCGAATCAGTGGTTGATGAAACTAAATCAGGCTTAGAAGGGGATGACGTTGAGGTGTATACCTATGTCAGACTAGATGATAAAAGTGGTAGATGGGTTTGGCATCAGGAAGCACTTGATAAGATACTTCCTAATAGCCGTAGCACAGCACCAAAGAAAGCTAGTCCTTGGCTCCCACTCAGATTTAATACGGTTGATGGTGAAGATTATGGAAGAGGAAGAGTAGAGGAATTCATCGGTGATCTTAAGTCACTTGAAGGTCTCTCTCAAGCACTCGTAGAAGGGTCTGCAGCAGCAGCTAAAGTTGTGTTCCTAGTTAGTCCATCAGCTACAACAAAACCTGCCACAATAGCTAATGCAGGTAATGGAGCAATCGTTCAGGGTAGACCTGATGATGTTGCTGTTATCCAAGTTGGTAAGACAGCTGACTTCAGTACAGCTGCACAGATGGCACAACAATTAGAAAGAAGAATAGCTGAAGCATTCATGCAATTGAATGTAAGGCAAAGTGAAAGAACTACAGCTGAAGAAGTAAGGCTAACTCAGCTAGAACTAGAGCAACAATTAGGTGGTCTATTCTCACTACTCACTGTTGAGTTCCTTATCCCATACCTAAACAGAACACTACTTGTATTACAACGCAGTAAAGAACTACCTAATATCCCTAAAGATTTGGTACGTCCACAGATTGTTGCTGGTGTTAATGCGTTAGGTAGAGGACAAGATAGAGAAAGTCTTACAGCATTCATAACAACTATTGCACAGACATTAGGTCCAGAAGCTTTAATGCAATTCATCAATCCTTCAGAAGCTATTAAACGATTAGCAGCTGCTCAAGGTATTGACATCTTGAACCTAGTTAAGACTGAGCAACAAATGCAACAAGAGCTAGAGCAACAACAACAAGCACAAGCTCAACAATCATTAGTAGATCAAGCTGGTCAGATGGCAAGCTCACCACTAGCTGATCCAACAAAAAATCCACAATTACTAGAAGAGGAACCACCCACTGAATAATGGCAGAAACACTAACATACGATCCTAGTAACGATACAACAACTGTAGACGAACAAGGTTTAACACCGGAAGAGCAAGACTCCCTGAAAGTTGGGGAGGAGATAGCAGAAAAGGAAGGTCAGTTACTAGCAGGAAAATATAAAGATGCGGAAGAATTAGAGAAAGCTTATGTCGAACTTCAAAAGAAGCTTGGAGAGAAAGGTGATGAAACTAGCGAGACAACTGGGGACACCGAACCTACTGACTCCCAAGAAGATACTGAAGAAAAGGAAGAAGCTAAGGAAGATTCTCCAGCAGTTGCCTTAATTAATGAAGCATCTGCTGAGTACTACGCTAACGATAACAAGCTATCTCCTGAGACTATTGAGAAGTTCTCAAGTATGAGTAGTCAGGATCTTGTTAATGCATACTTAGAATTACAACAGGGTCAACCGGCCACTCAACAAACCTCAGTAGATATGACAGATGCTGATGTTAATAGTATTAAGAATTCAGTAGGTGGTGAAGCTGAGTATTCAAATTTAGTTACTTGGGCTTCTGAGAATTTAGATGAAAATTCTATTAATGCCTTTGATAACATTGTCGAATCAGGTAATAAAGATGCTATTCAATTAGCTCTTAATGGTCTTAAGTCTCAATATGAAAATGCTAATGGTTATGAAGGAAGAATGTTAACTGGTAAAGCAGCTGAGACATCAGGAGATGTATTCAGAAGTCAAGCTGAATTACTAAGAGCTATGAATGATTCAAGGTATGACGATGATCCTGCTTACAGATTAGATGTCATTGAAAAACTAGATAGATCTGATATTGAATTTTAACTATGCCAAAAGGAAAAGGAACTTACGGAACAAAGAAAGGTAGACCACCTAAGAAGTAGGTAGACATGGCGACCTGACAGTTCATCATCGCCTATCACCTATCTTTCAATCCAATGACCGTTATAACCGAATACGGCAAACAAAACATTTTTGCAAACGAACCACCTATTGAAATCATGAATCAAGAAGAAGAAAACTTCATCATGCACAACGCTGAAGAGCTTAACGGAAGAGTAGCAATGCTCGGTATCATCGCAGCTCTAGGCGCATATGTAACTACTGGACAAATCATTCCAGGTATTTTTTAAACCTTTATAAATGACTACAGCCACACTAACAAAACCATTTGACAACTGGCAGCGTTTCTGTGACTGGGTTACGAGCACAAACAACCGCCTCTACTTGGGGTGGTTTGGTGTTCTCATGATCCCTGCACTATTAACCGCTGCAACAGCATTTATCATAGCTTTTATAGCTGCACCACCAGTTGACATAGATGGTATTAGAGAACCTGTAGCAGGATCTCTTCTCTATGGAAACAACATCATCTCGGGAGCGATTGTCCCGTCAAGCAACGCAATCGGTCTTCACTTCTACCCAATCTGGGAAGCTGCAACCCTCGATGAGTGGTTGTATAACGGAGGACCATATCAACTTATTGTGTTCCACTTTCTCATCGGTATCTCTGCATACCTGGGACGACAATGGGAACTTAGTTATCGACTCGGAATGAGACCATGGATATGTGTAGCTTATTCCGCACCTGTTGCAGCATCCTTTGCTGTCTTCCTCGTGTATCCATTTGGACAAGGGAGCTTTAGTGATGGTATGCCTCTTGGTATTTCAGGGACTTTCAATTTTATGTTTGTCTTTCAGGCAGAACATAATATCCTCATGCATCCTTTCCACATGCTCGGCGTTGCAGGGGTATTCGGTGGAGCTTTATTCGCTGCTATGCATGGAAGTCTTGTTACTTCCTCACTTGTTAGGGAGACGACTGGACTCGTATCGCAGAACTATGGATATAAGTTTGGACAGGAGGATGAAACCTATAACATCGTAGCCGCACATGGCTACTTCGGAAGATTGATATTCCAATATGCTTCTTTCAATAATAGTCGTAGTCTTCATTTCTTCCTTGCTACTTGGCCAGTCGTTTGCATA